GGGCGACGGTATGGTGGGACCGGAACCGCCCCCCCCCGCGCCGCCGCCCCCATAAATTTCATCCGCCGTCAATTCTGCCGTCCAACTATAATTCTCCCCACCGCTGTCGGTGCCTCCGAAACCTAAATGCACCGTATTAGCTTGATCGATCGAGACTGAGATGTCGTTAAAAAGCGCACTCGCGGCGCAGTTGCCCAGAACCGCCGTGGTTTGTACCCGATTGTTATATTCGTTGGGCGCCATTCGCGCCAACCGTCCGACGCAAGCGACAGCGTATTCCTCATTCGCAACCGTTTGCTGCACACTTCGGTATCCCGTTACGCGAAAATACCGATAATAGCCCGCTCCACGCTGCAGAGCGGTTATTCCGGCCACCGTTATACTGACCCCGCGGGCGCCCGGCGCTGCTGAATATATTTCAGTCCAATTGATACTGCCGCCGCCACCGCACGCATCGAATTCGAGCCCCGTCGCGCCCGAATTCGCTTTCAGGCAGTTGCCGCCGTGCCCGGTCAGCGCGGGCAGTCCGGCGAGCACCGCATCGTGCGCAGTCGTCAGCGCGATCCCATTGCCTTGCGCGTTCGCGCGCACGAAACGATCCGCCTGCGCGGTACCGGTAATCCCCGAACCTTCGAGCACCACGGTCGTGGAACTGATCCACTCGGCGGCCGTGTTGTCGGCGTTCTGCGAGAGGATTTGGTCGGCCGCCGCCCCGGACGGCAGCCCGATGGGCGGATTCACCCAATTGACCCCGCCGCTCGTATTCGTGCTGGCGAGGTGCTGCCCCACCGAACCGGCGTTCGGCAGCGACGTGCCCGATGGCACCCGGTACGCCGTCTCGCAGTTGCCGGTGGTCCCCTGGGGACATTGAGTGACCGTATAGACCATCCCAACGTCCGCCGTCGTATTCGCCGGGCCGGTGACCGCCTCCACTTCATCGGTTACTGCCGCAATGGATTGCAGCGCCGACGCAATCTGTGGCGAGGGAGGATGCTGATGATCGCCCCGCGATACGGTGAGCGCGGTGCCCGTCGCGCCGTTCGCTACGGGCACCAGCGGCGCCGTGGTGGAAAAAGTGCGCGGGCCCGACGGCGGGGTCACCCAATTGACGCCGCCGCTGGTATTCGTGCTGGCGAGATGCTGCCCGGCTGCGCTCGCATCCGGAAGCGAAGTTCCGCCCCCGCCGCCGCCCGCTGCCACGACCTGCTGGGGAGTCCACAATCCGATATCCGAGCCAGACGTGCCGTAAATATGGTCCGGCGTGGTCTGCGCCCAGAGCGTAATGCTCAGTGCGGCAATGAAGCCCATCAGGGCAGCGGAAATTCGACCCATTTCATCACTCCGTTATCGACTGTAAGAATCCAGCTGCCCAACTCCGGAGGTTGCGGAATGTTCCCCGCCGGGACCGGTATTGGCGATGGCCCCGTGCCGGGCGCGGCGCCGACGGCCCCCGCGCGGTGAACGCGCCATTGCGCCAGCAGCGGCGCCGCCCCCGAAGCGAACAGCGCCCGCGCTACGCGCGGATCGGAATTATCCGATTCGTACATCCATCCCAACAGGCGGATGAAAGCCGCGTTGTGCACGGCGTCGGGCGCCGCCGGCGCATGCTCGGTCACGATAGCGACGGCTGCCGGAAAGAGCCATTGAAGGGTATCGGCCACCGGCGACGGCACCGCGTCGGCATTACTCGCCGCGCGAATCGCAACGGCAGCTTCGTTCAGCCTGATGGTGACCGCCATTACAGCGCCCGGCGCCGGGGTTTCGGCTCGGCCCGCGGCATCGAGGCGGCCATCCGCGACGCGATCACGCTATCCGGATAGGCCGGACGGTCCACGAGCCCGATTCCGGTCAGATCGGCCCGCTGCACGATCCGCGTGCGGCCCTCCCAGCGTTCCTCGCGCGCCACGAATTCCACGCTGAATCCCCGCAGAATGCGCGCGGCGGCGAGTTCCCGCGCACGGCGACCGTAGACCGTATCCGGCAGTTCGATGCGCGCCCGCAGTTCGGCGCCATCGCTGAACGTCAGCCCCGCGTCCGTGCGCGCTACCGGCTCCGTTCGCTGATGCATGAGATTGACAATCACATCGTCATACCTCAGCGCCCCGGCTTCGAAGCGCTCACGGAAGTCGCCGATGACGGCCTCGCTTCCGTACCGCATCACGACGCCCTCGATCACGCCTTCCGGCGTGGCGCGGAATTCACAGAATCTCTGCTCCATTCGGTCATCTCCGATTGTCACCCGTTCCCAGCCCCGCGTCCGTGAAAATTCCAGAATCGGCTTGACCAGCAGCGCCCGCACCACGGCGCGGGTATACCGGCGCAGCGTGCCCGATTCGGTGAACACCGACCGTGCCTCATTGATCAGCGGGCGCGCATAGACTGCCGTTCCCGCCTGGACGATGGAGAGCAACTGATCGAGCGCCGGAGTGCGCGGTGCATCGTCGGCGATGCGCCAGCGCAGCCGGTTCCGGCCCCGCTCGAAAAACAGCGAGCCGGCCCGCGTGCTGGCGGCCACCTGATCGGCGCGTCCGGTGATCGCCAGCACGTCGGGCTCAAGCTCCAGTGCATCGCTCGAAAACTCCACCGAATCGCACTCCGCGCCCATGCACTCGCACGCGAGCGGCTCGTTGGTCGGAATGTAACTCCGGATCGGCACTTACGCCTCGGTCCTGATCGCGTAGCGCTTCCATCCGTCTTTCCGGCGCATGATGAAATCGAACATCATGTGCGCGGTCAGCACGACTTGCGCCTTGCCCGCCTCGGTGTACGGATCGCGGATCATTGTGATCCCTTGCCAGACCGGCGCCACCGCGGCGCCGGGCTCGGCGTTGAGGATGGCAGACTGCACCTTCTTGCTGCTTTTCGCCGTCTTCGGTGCCACGGTGGCCACCGCCGGAGCCGGAATCTGGAAACTGCGCCGCAGTGTCGCGCCCAGCGCCCGGATCGCGCCAATGGCGTCGTTGGCGTCCGCCGCGTTGGCATTGCGATAGAGCGTGCGCCCGAGGTTGTAGGAATCGCCGCCGAACAGCAGCCGGATATCGGCTTCCATGCGCGCGTACTTCCCATCCAGCGAGCCATAGACCAATTCGCGCGCCAGTGCCCATGTCAGCAAGCCCGGATCGTTCGCGGCGAACGTGGTGCCCGGCGAGGCTTGCAGGGTCAGTTGATTCAGCAAACCGGTCACCTGATTATCGGCGCCGCTGCCGAGCAGCACCTGCGAATCCAGTTGAAACCCCATTTCCCGGCGCAGATCCGCGCGCAGCGTCGATTCGAGCAACCCGCCGAGTTCGGCGACGCCCTCCAGATCGAGCACATAGCGCCCGGTGAGCCGATGCGGGTTGGCGTCCACCATGTCGAATTTCGCCGCACCGGCGTCCGGACTTGATCCGCGCGCCTGCATGGCCGCCGTGGTGCCGTCCACCATCACGGGATAGCGCCGCTCGCCCGGCGGCACGGCGGGCATTGCGATGCCCAGAAACGCGGCGTCCGTTTGCGTGAAGACGCGATTCAGCAGCGGCCCGGTCGTGACGTTGATCGCGCCCGATGCCAGCGGCTGCCCGGCGGCGTTCTGCGGGCTGATCGCGTCGGCGCGTTCCTCCGGCGTCGGCAGCAATGCTTCGAGCGGAATCGCCTGCTCGGACAGCCCCAATTCCTGCCGCAGTTCCTGCTCCGCGCCGTCGAGCGTGCGTTGCTCCGCGATCCCCATCAGATACCGACCCAGCGAGATCCGGTCCCTCAGTTCGGCTGGCGCTTCGGCGTGTTCCTCCTGCAACAGCCCGATTACGGCGGCGTCGGCTTCGTCGAGCCGACTGCGCGCTTCGGCAAGGCCGTCCGCGTCGTCTTCGGCAACCGCGTTATACGCGGCGCGCGCTTCGGCCTGCTCGAGTAGCGCCAGTCTCAATTCTTCGTTCAATTGAATTCTCCCTTCAGTTCAATACACTCATGCATCGCGCTACGATGCCCCGCTCAGCTCGCTCGTAATCCCGTTCGGCCTCGTCGCGCCAGCCGCGCGTGCGCCCGCGCGCATTGGTCGGGCCGCCGTAAAACACCATCTCGATATCGATATCGACGGTGCGCGCATTCACCGTCCCGTGCGCGCGGATGGAGCGGCGCAACCGCGTCGTGCGAAGCGGCGCATGCCGCACGAAGATATCCCGAGCGGCACGCTCGCAGGACCGGCGCGCGCAGCCTTGCGCCGCCGCCAGCTTCACGGTGCCTTCAAGTGCATCGGCGCCTTTCAGTAACCGTCCGCGTTCCGATCCACGCCGGAAGCGCCACGCGGCGACCGTCCGCGCGCTGATCGCCGAAATCCGTCGCCGCATGCGCAAAAAAAAGAACCGGAACAGGATTTCCGGCATCGGTCGCATCAGAGCGCCACCTCGCGCGTTGCTGTCAATGTGCTGCTGCGCTCGCCCGGATCGTCGTCGATTCCGACAATCCGGTATGTGCGTCCGGCGCGGCGCAGATCGAAACCCACCTGCACCTGGTCGCGGAAAGCCGGGTCGATTCCGAACTGTGCCCGTTGCGCACGGACAGCTTTCACCGAATCGCCGTCCGGCACGAAATCTTCTTCGGTGCGCTCGCCGAGAAAGTCGGCCCATAACTGGAATGCCGGTGCTTCGGCTGAAAGATATTTGATGGACAGGTTCTGGGCATAATCGATTTGCATTGGTTCGGTTAGGCGCAAAAAGACATACCGCAAAAGGGGCCACCCAATCGTGAACATGACATTCGTGCGAAACTGTCCCCGCGTCGTATTTCCGGCGGCGAACGTCCACTTGTTTGGGAACGCCCAGCAATCGGCAGTCTCCACGAAACTGCCGTTAGGGGTGAAGCAGTCGATTTTGGTGGGAACCTCCGAAATTGATCCCAAGGACGGCAAAGCCGTATCGCCCGGTGCCTCATAGGTTAGGGATGTGGCCGTCTGCGGATTGAGCACGCGATACAAACCGCTTGGCACCGCTCCCGCATTGATCAGCCGCGAGTCTTCCTCCAGACCGGCGGTATCTTTTACCCATTTATCGGTATCGTCCCGGATTCCCGATACGCGCCACGGGGTGGCATAGACTGTCGCGCTCTGCGGGGGCAGCCCCCGCGTATCCGAATCGCCCTGAAACACAAATAACCGCTGGCTGCTCTCTCCGCCATCGGCACTCGAGTCCCACATACCCGCGTCCGTTGGTGGTGTCCGGCCATTGAAGACAGCCGGTGCCGCAAGCTCATATTCGACTCCTCCCATGCCGATTACCGTCCCGGCAGGCACCGTAATGTTTTGGTTACTGGCCGTGAACGCCGTTATCACGCGCGATCCTTTGTTGTCGGTGGCATTTGGAGTGAATACCAGGACCTGCGCTGGCGGCGTGAATGGCCACGGGGCTTCTTTCGTCGGCGGAACGATGTCGATTACCGTCGAACGGGTCATAGCAGTTCGCGCTCCCATTCGGCTTGCCCGGCGATTTCGCCGTCGCGGGTCTCCGCCCGCGTCTTCGCAATGTGACAGTCCCGGCACAGCGTCTGGAGGTTGTCCGGGTCGTGGGCCGCGCCGCCGTCGGCGCGCGGGATAATGTGATCGACTTCGAGCCGCTGGCCGCGCCGCAGACACTTCACGCAGCGGTAATCGTCGCGGTTCAGCACGTACCGGCGCAGCCGTTCCCAATGCGCGCCGAATTTGGGCATTAGTCGCCGTAGCTCGCGCAAGCGCAATCCGGGTACGGTCCGCATTCGCTGCACACATGTGCCCCGCACTCTTCGCAGCGCCGCAGTACGATGTTCTCCGGTTCCCCGCGTGCCGCTTGTGCTGGATTGCTCATACAACGCTCACCTTGAACAGCGGCCCTGTCTGCACCGCCGCGCCGATCCCCACCGCGATCACCGCCGCGCTGAGCGCATCGATCCGCGCCTCCTTGCCCGCCTTATCCAGAGCCGGATTCCCGGACGTGTCGTAGCGGATCGAGGATTGCGCGATGGCCGCTTCGAGCATCGTCGATGGCTCAAGCCGCAGCTTGCGGTCGAGGATCGCCTTTTGGAACGCGCGCACGTCGTGCGATCCGTCCGCCTTCGCGCTCGCGCCCTGCCCGCGCCAAAAGGTCTTGATATGGCGCGGAATCTCCGCGGCGTCGAAGGCTTGCTGCGCTTCCGCCTTCCGGTACCGGTCGGCGCCCATGGCGATGATCCGGCCCTTCTCGCTGACCTCATCGAGCACGCTGCGCATGAATTCCACCACCGGCGTCACGCGCCCCGGCATGATCCGCAACTGGCCCTCGCGCACCATCCGGTCATACAGCGTGCCCATCCGGTCGCGGCGCGCCCGGTGCGACAGCGGCGGATCGTCGCCGAACGCGCCCCATACCCGGAGCGCCCCGGTATCTACCGAGTAGGCCGCCGCCGCCGTCATGCTCGCCGAGCCGCCCAGGTCCCACGCCACAATCAGATCGCCTTCGAGTTCCGCCGATCCGGACTCCCGGCACGCCTTGTAATCGGCCAGCGAGACGATGATTTCCCGGCCCGGATCCACGGACTGGTTCAGATCGTAGGCGCGAAAGTGCAATTCGTTGCCCTGCGCGATCATCGCCCGCGACGCCGCGTCGCGCATATAGTCCGCCGACTTGATCCGCCCGTTCAGACCGGGATTCGCGGCGTGCCACGCCTTTTCGTCGGCGAGGTCGCAACCCTCCGGCGCGGACCACCGACGCCAGTACACCTGATCGGTTTCGGCCCGCAGTTCCATCTCCGCGAACATCGGGCCGTCGCCCTGAATCGATATCCCCCAAAACCGCCCGTCGCGGCCCGAAATCGACGAGTAAAGCGCGTTCCAAAGCGCCCGCTGGTTCTCTTGCAGCAGCCCGGCCTCATCGATCAGCGCCAGGTCGGCGCCCACGGCGTGGCCGGTGGCCCGGTCGGCGGCGAGGAAGTCCACGCGCGCGCCGTTCGCCCCGAGCAAATGGCCCGGCGGCGGCGCGCGGCGCAGCGTCAATTCATCGAAGCAGTTGCTTGCCTTCGCCGTGGCGATGATCGCCTCCATCAATTCCTTGGCCAGCAGCCCCGTCATGCTCGAAACCACTGCCCGCCAGCCCGGCGCGTTCCATGGCCCGATCAGCCCGGCGAGCAATAGCGCGGCGATGAATCCGGACTTGCCATTTTTCCGCGCGATGCTCATTCCCGCCTCGCGCACGCCGTCGGCGAGCGCGCCGGACAGCCATTCACGCTGAAAGTCCTCGCAGATGAACGGACGGCCCGACAGCGGGCCGGTCGGGACTTTCAGGTTGCCTTCGATCCAGAGTACGAGATCGGAAACGGTGACGACCGGCGCGGCGGCGGCGCGCGCCTGCACTGCGTTCACGGTTTTCGCCAGAATTGCGCGGCGCTTGGCGCGCCACTGGCGGTGATAGTCCTTCCTAGACGGGTTCCCTTGGGGGGTCAACTCCATGGGTCTGGGATTGTCGCAAAGCACAAGATATTGTGTCAATGCGTGTCGTGACCGCGACATTACGC